TGGATTGCATACCACTTACCATCGATCAGAACAAGAGAACCCTCTCCTACGTAAGTGGTATTAACTCCCTTATCAAAATGTCCAGTTCTATTTGCGGAAGTATCGAGAGTCCATGTAGAAATTACATTACCAGTAGAAGAGTTTTTCTTCTGATTCTTTTCGGAATCTGGGACTGGAACTAAATAAGTTTTGGCTACAGAGCTAAGAACATCTCCGCCATAATAGAGTGCTCTACCTCCATTAGAGACGGTTCGAGCGTCCTCTTGAACCGCACCTCCACTTCCTACATTATGATAACCACGAGTCTGCTCAGCAGCCCTCATCATATCTATAGTCCAGAAAATTCGAGCACAATCACTATCTTCAAGATTTCTAACCTCTACCCAATCAGGCACAAATCCACAACAAATGTAAAGAGCAGCCCCAGTTCCATTGAAAGTCCCATGTGCAAATGATTTGTTCATCATTATCTAAACCTCCTATCTTTATGAGTTAATACTCAAATAATGCAATGCCCCTAATCTAAAGATTAGGAAGGCATTGCAGTGCAGGCTACCTCATATCTTACTAACCAGTTCTGGTTGAGAATTACGGCAGTCTGATAAGTTTTCCAGGATACAAACCCTTTCTGTCCGAGTGGGTCATCCTTGGTTATCTTATCAGGATTCATTACCGCAGGGGTTACCGCATTTTTACCCTGAAGCGGAATAATCGCATAAGCGTCCTTTGCGACAATGATTACAGGATATACATCAGGGTTAGCAGCGGAACTTGGAATCGCCCCCTGGGACAGAAAAGCCGTAGTAGATACGCTGGTTGCAGCAGCTTCCCAAGGCTCAAAAAGTGGAGTAAGAATAAATCGAACGTCCTCACATTTCCCAATTTCGCCAGGAAGTGCTTTGTCGGAGTCAGAGTAATGTTCTACTCCAACGAACCCAGGAAGGTTTCTAATGTCAGGAGCGAGGTCTGTATGGGCTAGAGCAAAGAAAGCCGGCCCTACAGGCTCGGTGGAAATTTTGGCAGAAGCCTTCACAATCTCGCTAATCGGTTGAGCTTTTTGTCTCCGTAAGAACCTTACGATCCTTCGTAAATCTCCTCTCGAAATGGTTGCACCTACACTGGTTCGAGCAGAAGCATTATTTGCGTAAAATACAGTAGTTCCACCTTTAAGGACACTGATTCGGATAACCTCGATAGTTTCGGCAATCTGTTCAGAGCAAAGTTTAACAGCTTCCTGTAAAACCGGATCCTCATGTGTATCAGCAATAACATCAGTAATTTCAACTTTATCACCATATTGCTCAAGAGTTGCCGAAATATCGGTATAGGTGAGTTTATGTCCCGCAGGCGGAATACCCTCAGCAAGAGGAGCGGTAGCCCTTGGTAAAGATTCATACCTACGGAAAATAATGGTCTTGGTTTTCTTCTTTGGAAGAGGTTTAGCCTGCCCGAACCGCTCGGTAACGAGTAAATGCTGTCCTCTTTCCAGTAATTGCGCAACGACATATCCAGCGGTTCTCGGAGAAATATCTCCATAAGTTGTTATTTCTCTTGCCATGAGAACACCTCCTTGAGAAAAAGTGGTTTATGGTTCTGGCACTTTTCCTTCGAGGGTTCTCATGGGAACTCTACTTAATAGAGTGCTCTTAACTATCAGGTTTGTTTAGATTTGTTCAAACTTAATAATCTGCTTACATTTTGGACATTTCGTTTCGATAGCTTTTATCACCCCCTTTAAAATCATTCTATTGCAAAATGGACACCTTATTTGCTTAGTTGTATCCACTTTTATAACGGGTTTATGATATTGCTCTTTAATGATCTCCCTTTTCATTTTTTGTTAGACGCTTCCTTAAAAGCTTCGTCATAATCACTTTTATTAACAAACCCTATATCGGTTAATTGAATGCGAACACTGGTTGTTTCCTTCTTTTCTCCTCCAATATTAGATTTTTGATGAACATCCTTCCCAGAAACAAATCCTTTCGCTCTAATTACAATTTGGTCTCCAGCATTTAACTTTGATAACTTAGGAATCTTTTTTATAATCTCACTTTCAAACAAAAGTTCCGTTCCATAGGGATAATATTCTTTATCCCTAACGGGAAGAACCTCACTATCTAACTTTTTAAGTTCTTTTCTCGTAAGTTTAAGGCTATGAAGTTTCATTTAAAATACTCCTTTAAGATGTGGCTTCCTCAAAAGCTGCTGCAAATTCGTCTTCGGGTTCAACAACGGTTTTTGATTTTTTAGGTTTAGAGCGTGCAGTATAACTCAAAACTTTATTTATTTTTTCCGCTTTCTTCTTTGCTTCAGCGTCATGCTTTTCTACTCTCTTTTTAGCCATGTCTTCCTTATAATAATTCAATACCTTTAAGGCATCTTCAGGATTTAACGACCTGTTTAAAGCCTGAATTGCTGGTGATTGCTTGTTAATCCACTCTTGGTAATCTTTTGACCTTGCTATCTTTAAGGCATCAGGCATTCTTTCAAGTAGCTCGTTCTGGAAATACAACTGAGCAAGCATTGTAACCGTTCCAACTAGCGTTTCAGAAACGGGAGCAACCTGGTCAGGAGTAACAAGCGCACCTTGATTAACTAAATCATTGACAATCTGTTTTGCTCTTTTTTCAATAATTTTTTCAACTTCAGGAAATTCCTGAAGGTAAGCCTTTTCTTCTTCTGTATATTCAATTGTAGTAGCTTCAGGCTGAGGAGTTTGAGGTTGCTGTGCTGGAGTTTTTGGCTGTTGCTCTGGAGGCTTCTGCTGTTGTGTAGCCATTCTATTTTGAATTTCGAGCAACTTATTGCCAGCTTCCTCAGCTTCCTCTTTTGCCGTTTTGCCTTTTGGTTTTTCTTCTTTTTCTTCCCCTTCTTCTTTTTCCCCTTCCTCCTCCTCTTTCCCTTCCTCCTTTTCTTCTTTGGTTTCCTCTTCCTCAGTCTCCTCCTCTTCAGCTTCTTCCTCGGTCTCCTCTACCTCCTCCTCCTCAGTCTCAGCCTGAGATTCCTCGGTCGTTCCATCATTAAACGCAGAATCAAAATCCTCTTCTTCAATAATTTCTTCTTGGGACTCTAATTCTTGGGTCTCTTTATCAGCCATAATGTTTTCCTCCTTGGGTTATTATTGCTCCCTCTTCAATTTATCCCTCGCATCTTGGGGGATATTTAAAACCTTCTGAAAGGCATTTACCATGCCTCTTAAATAACGAAAATCTCTTTTGACCTCTATATCGCTTACAATTGCTTTCTCGTTATATTCCTTCTGATAACGTTCCAACAAACTTTTAACAACACCAAAAATTGCTCTACCATATTCGGTTCTATCCGACTCAGCCAATACGTGAAGTCTATATTCCTCGTCAGAAAGACTTCTTCTCATTTAGGATAAATTCCGCCAATCTTAGGAATTATAATTTTAGATTTTCCTCTTTCTATATTCTGCTTAATCTGTTCTCTTGATCTATTCGGAAAATGCATTGTCCCGCACTTCAAGCAAACAAAAACTGGAAGGCTCGGAGCTATTTTGTCTGGAGATACATAAATGGGAATCTGAATAGATATAAAGTTTACTTCCTCATCTTCTTTCCTAAATTTCTTACTGCACCCGTAACACATACTTAAAACCTGTCCCATTTTTTCTTCTTTCTGTTCCTCTGCTTTAATCTCCAATGCGTCCATTATTTTCTCCTTCTTCTTTTCTTTTTCTTCTTTTTGCTTTTCTTGCCTTCCGTTTGATAATATGCTAAGCCAGTTTTCCCAGTTGGTTGCCACCCATGCTCAATTCCTCTAAGTAAATTCAACTGAGCCTGAGCCTGTTTTTTTGTCCTTCCTTTTTTAGGTTTGCCAACTAATTTCCCTCCCCAATAGGTTGCCCACCCATTCTTTTTTACAATTTTGCCAGGCATTTACCGACCTCCTACCACTCCCACAAGCTGTTTAGCTTTTTCAGTCTTGGCCTTTTCAGCATACATGAGAGCTTCTGATAGTTTCTTTTTCATATCTGCAAGTTCTCTCTGTATTTTTGCCACCTCTTTCTGCTGAGCTATCTGCATCATTTGCATTTGTTGCTGGAGAGCCATTTGCTGGTCTCTCGATTTTTCTTCTTCGCTCTTTAAGAAGGTTTCTGGCTTAAGATCAAGGCTCTTATATATCTCTTCCAAATGAGGTCTGATTCTTGCCTCAGCAGTAAGAGATGGATGACTCAAAACAAGTGCTAATGTTTGTTTAATGCTTTGTGTTCTAAGAAATCTATTCTGAAAACTGTTAAATCCAGTAGCATTAACTACAAAATTACCCTTAATTTCCTCATTTCCAGGTTGAATCATATTATAGTGATAAAGATGAGTAATAACCGGCTCTATAATTCCCTCATCTATATTTCTTATTACCGAGCCTAAATACTTCCCAGCATTCTGCATCCGCTGATCTATTTCAAAAGCTGTTTCCTGCTTTTTCTGGGTTACTGTTTCACCTGAGATAATTTTGGGAAGATTAGTATTTTCATCTGCAAGCCT